TTTAATCAATTAACAAAAAAAAATTATGGCATCAGAAGTAGAAATTTGTAACTCCGCATTAAATATGTTGGGTGGTAATAATATTACATCCTTGACCGAGGATAGTAAAAACGCAAGGTTGTTAAACCAACGCTATGAATCTGTGCGTGATGGAATATTTAGATCGCACACATGGAATTGTTTAATTAAGCGTGTTGAATTAGCACAAGATACAGATACACCAACACATGAATATACTTATCAATATACATTACCATCTGATTGTTTGCGTGTTTTAAAAATAGGTGGACACCATGACGGCACATCATCTGATTTAGATGCTGGAATGAAATTTAAAATTGAACAACGAAAATTATTAACTGATGAAGCAACTATTTATTTAATTTATATTTCTAAAGTAACAGATCCAAATGAATACGATACATTATTAATTGAAACAATCGCATCCAAATTAGCAGCAGAATTATGTTATGCAATTACATCATCAACATCTTTAGCTGGACAAATGTATGAATTGTATAATGAAAAATTAAGAGAAGCTCGTTTCGTTGATGCAACAGAAGGTACATCTGAAAATTTAGATTCAAGTACATTTATTAATTCGAGGTATTAATGGCTAAAACAACTGTCGCCTTTACCAATTTTACGGCTGGCGAATTATCGCCACGATTAGATGGTCGTACAGATTTAGGTAAATATTTTAATGGATGTAAAACATTAGAAAATATGGTTGTGCATCCTCATGGTGCAGCATCAAGACGACCAGGTACAAAGTTTGTGCATGAAGTAAAAACAAGTTCCGCACAAACACGATTAATTCCTTTTGAATTTTCAACAACACAAACATATATTTTAGAATTAGGAAATGAATATATTCGTTTTTTTAAAGACAATGGAATTATAACGGAAAGTAACAAAACTATCACAGCAGCTACACAAGCTAATCCTATTGTTATTACATCTAATAGTCATGGTTATTCTAATGGCGATCATGTGATAATTTCAGGTGTGGTAGGAATGACAGAATTAAATGGTAAAACATTTAAGGTTGCCGATAAAACAACAAACACTTTTGAATTACAAACTGTTGATGGTACAGATATTAATTCATCAGCATATACAGCTTATACTTCTGGTGGTGTTGCAAATAAAATTTATGAAATTGCATCGCCTTATGTAACAGCAGATATACCAACTGTTAAATTTGCACAATCAGCAGATGTTATGTATCTGGTTCATCCAGGATATGCGATTAGAAAATTAACACGATCAGGTCATACAAGTTGGACATTATCAACTCCATCTTTATCTGGTTCTCCATCGCCTACGATTAATAATACAACAGACAAATATCCAAGTTCCGTTACATTTTTTGAACAAAGATTAGTTTTTGCTGGATCAAATGATAATCCACAAACAATGTGGTTTTCAAAAAGTGCAGATTTAGAAAATTTTACAACAGGATCTAATGATACTGATGCGATGGTGTACACTATTGCGTCAAATAAAGTTAATGCTATTAGATATATGTCAGCACAACGATCGTTGATTGTTGGTACAGTAGGAGGGGAATTTGTTGTAAGTGCATCAGGTACTACGCAACCAATAACTCCAACGAATGTGCAAATACAAAAACAATCAAGTTATGGATCAGCTAATGTTGATGCAGTTCAAATTGAAAATGTTACTATGTTTTTGCAACGAGCAAAAAGAAAGTTACGAGAGCTTACATACAATTTAAACATTGACCAATATCAAGCAACGGATATGACATTACTTGCAGAGCATGTAACAGAAAATGGTATTACTGAAATGGCATATCAACAAGAGCCAGATAGTATTTTATGGTGTGTTCGTGGCGATGGTACATTATTAGGTTTTACTTACGCTAGAGCAGAGAGTGTTATGGGATGGCATCGTCATATTCTTGGTGGTGTTTTTGGAAGTGGTCAAGCTATTGTTGAAAGTGTTGCTAGTATTCCTACCGATAGTAATGAAGATGAATTTTACATGATTGTTAAACGCACCATTAATGGAGCAACAAGACGATATGTTGAATATTTAACTTTATTTGATTATGGCACAGATCAGAATGATGGTTTTTATGTTGATAGTGGACTTACTTATTCTGGTTCAGCAGCAACAGTTATTTCAGGATTAGATCATTTAGAAGGACAATCAGTTACTATATTGGCTAATGGAGCTACACATCCAAATAAAACAGTAAGTAGTGGTCAGGTAACTTTAGATAGATCTTCGACAAAAGTACATATAGGATTATCATACACTTCTTTATTACAAACTATGCGAGTAGAATTACAAGGAGAGGGTGGCACATCGCAATCTAAAGACAAACGCATACATGAAGTAACATTACGATTACATGAAACTGTGGGTGTTGAGGTTGGACCAAATTTAGATAATATGGAGAGAATACCATTTAGATCTAGTGCAGCAGCGATGGACACAGCCGTTCCTCTTTTTACTGGCGATAAGCAAATTGAATTTAGGGATGATTTTAATACTGATGGTTTTGTGTATGTTCGACAAACACAACCATTACCATTAACATTAATTTCAGCTTATCCTCGCATAACTGTTAATGACGGCTAATTTAGATTTAATAGAATTTAAAAAAGAACACGCACATCACATGGTTACATCCATGATGAATGATCCTTTAACGGAAATAGATGAAGCGTGGCATAGTCATTTAAACGGATTAGAAGTTAAAGATATGTCTTTTACAGCTTGTAGAGATAATGAAATTGTTTGTTCAGGAGGTATTATTCCTATTTGGGATGGTGTCTATGAGGGATGGGTAATGGCATCAAATTTAATTTGGCAAAATCAATTTGGTGGTGCAAGAATTATTAAAAAAGGCATGGAAATTTTAATTGAAGAATACAAAGTAGTACGATTACAAACAGCAATAAAAAAAGATTTTATTTTAGGTCAACGATTTGGTTCCTGGCTTGGAATGACGAATGAGGGATTAATGAAAAAATATCAAAACAACGAAGATTATTATAGATTTGCGAGGGTAAAATAATGGCTCCATTACCAATCGTAGCTGCTGGTGTTAGTGCTGGAGCAACTCTACTAGGCGGTCAAGCGGCTATGGCTGCTGGTCGTTACCAACAATCCGTATCTGAACGAAATGCTGCGATGTACCGAATGAAAGCAGATGATGCATATCGTATAGGCGAAAACAATATAAAAGTTTTTAATAAAAGTTTTGAAACAGCCGAAGCACAAACAGAAATAGCGTACATGAAAGCTGGTGTAAAAATTGGCGAAGGTACACCAATGGAAGTTTTAAAATCACAAGCTGAACAAGCAGAATTGACACGCATGAATATTACTTATGATGCGGCAACAGAATCTTATAATTACAAAGAACAAGCGATTGCTTCACAATATCAAGGTCAAATGGCGATGTACCAGGCAAGACAACAACGCACACAATCTTACATTAGTGCTTTTGGTACAATGGTTGGTGCATATGCAACGCAAAGTTTAATAACAAGTCAAGCAGCTAAACAAGCAGAATTAATTAAAACTAATGCGGCTAACACAGCAAACTTAATTAAAAACAATGCGTTAAATCAAAAAATTATTATTGATACCTTAAATCAAAATAACATTAATATTCTCGATCAAATGAATAAAAATGCAACAACCATGATTAATAAAGGTTACGATCTTGGTTTAAAGCACGCAAATGAATGGGGAGGTTTCTAATGGCAGAAATACCAGTTTATAGAGGAGAGGGAATAAAACAAAAAAATCTTCCTGGTGTTGCAGTACAAGCTCCTGATATTACTCGTGCCGCACAATTACCTTTTTTACAAATTGCACAAACAGCAGATAATTTACAATCTCTTGCTTTTAAAAAATATGAAAGTGATTTATCTTTTGCTAATCAAAAATTAAATCAAGAATTAGAATTTAATAATAAAAATTTACAAAATCAAAAAAATATTGAAAATGAATTATATAAAATTGATAAAGATCATAATTTTCAAAAATATAAAATTGATGAAGATTTAAAAATTAAATCACAAGAACTTGAAACACAAGCTAAACTAAATTGGGAAACAGCATCTATTGCTTTATCACGAAAAAATAATGTTCAAGGTGTTATGCAAGCTCTATATCCAAAAATTAATGAATTAAAATATAGTTTAGCATCATCGAGCAATATAGAAGATAAAGAAAATTTTAGATCAGAATCAGAAATTATTTTTGGCATGATATTAAATGATTCTAATATTGATGATAAAAGTAAACAAATAGCTTTATCTGAATTTCAACAATGGATTGTAAGAGAAGCTATTGATGTAGATCACACTATTAATACAAATTTACTTAATGTTTCAAATAATACTTATGAAAAAGAAATTGAACAATTAATTTACGATTATAATTTTTCTAATAATCCTATTAAATCACAACATACACTAGAGAGATTGTTAGGGAAAAATGGCATTGTCTATGAAATGTCAAATAATGGTTTAATCGTTCAAGGTTCAGAAGCATTTAAAATTGATGAAATAAAAAATAAATTATTTGGCATGGAATCAAATTTAATGATTGATGGCGAAAATGCAAATCCTCAAAAATGGTTAAATTTATTAGAACAAGGATATTGGGAAGATCGATTAAGTAATGAACAGATAACAAGTTTTGCTATTAAAGCTGATGCAGAAGTATTAAAAATTAATAAAGGGATTATTACTTCGCTTAATTCTGTTGTTACAAAAATACGATCTGAATTAAATTCGCAAGAAACAATTTTAGAAAAAGTTAGTCGAGGGAATTTAGAATATTTAGAACAATTAAAATTCCAAGCAGATCAACTTATCGATCCTATTACAAAAAAACCTGTCGATCCAACTTTATCCAATGATATTCAAATATTAATTGATATGGTGGACCAGGTGGATCAATTTAAAAGATTTCCTGAAATACAACAAGAACAGACAATCGCTGATATTGAAAACCAACAATCTACACAAGAATATATTTCTGAAGCTGATGTTAAACGATTAGAAATTTTTAAATCTATTCATACAAATTTAAAAACACAAAAAAAAGAAGATGTATTAGTTTTAGCACAAAAAAATGAAGTATTAGGTAATAACTCAAAAAGAAATTCAGTT